CCTTCTCAAGGCGCGTGCATTTGCAGTACGCCTGATTGTTTCCGCAGATCGGACACAAGATTGCGCCACCCATCACGGCACCTCCTTCACCGCCACGCCAGCAGCGGCGAGGGCTTTCCGCACTTCATTCAACGCAGCGTTCCACACTTGCCGGTCGTAGAAGTTGTTTCCGTCGATCTCTCGCGGTTGCGGAGGCAATACCACCTCCGGCGGCGACAAGCGGGAGAGAAGACGAGACAGAACACCAGCGTGTCGCGCCGCTACGTATGGACCGTTGACGAAGCTGGAAATAACCTCCCGCTCCTCACCCGTCAGCCACCCGCGCGGCTGCGGAGGGTCGCGGTAGAGGGGGACGACGGTGCCGTTTCTTGGACAAGCTGCTTCGGCCAACGCTTGCGAGTTGTAGAACCGCCCATCGGTCGAGCGGTTGGCATAAGTGAACGTCCACGCCACCGGCTCCCGCTCCCCGCAGCCGCTCGCGGCCTGCGTCATCACCCAGCCTGGACATACAGCCTCCACCAGCGTGGACAGCGCGGCGTGTTTCTCGTCGGCGTCTGTGTCGCTCAGGATAATGTTTACCATGTCGGGGATCACGCCGCCGCCGCTCGCGGCCGGTGCGGCGTGATTCGATTCGCCGCCTGCGTTCGCGTGTGGTGCGAGTTTCGGCTCCCTGCCACCGCTCGCGGCCTCCAGTTCGGCAACGCGGGAAATAAGCTCGTCTCGTTTGATTATCAATTCGTCACGCTCAAGCCGTAGCCAAGTCTCTCTGTGCAGCCTTTCCGCGTCTCCGTTGCCAGCAGACTCCGTTGGCGCAAACGCGTTGTCGCAACGATCATGCAACTCCTGCTGCGCATGAGCCCGAGCGTCAGACTCTGCGGCATAGGCGCGAGCATCTTCAGCGGCTTTGGCAACGGCTGCGTCGCGCTCGCTGATCGCAGCGTCCCGCTCCATCGCCACCGTGGCAAGGTCGTCAAAGTAGTCGGGCGCCTCGGCCGGCACATCTTTCACAACTTCTTGCTCTTTTTGCGAAACGCTAAGATCGTCAAAGTAGTCTGGCGCCTCGGCCGGCACATTTTTCGCAACTTCTTGCTTTTTTTGCGAAACGCTCTTGAGCCCCCAGCACTCATCGAGCGCCTCGAACTGCGCCTTGAGGCACTTCACCATTGCCTTGCTCGCGAGTTCGCGAAGGCGCCGGTCACCCTCGGCCAGGATGCTGACAACATCCTTCGGGGCGAGAGGGGGGCGCGGAGCAAACTCCTCAACGAGGGCGTCGTTCATCGCTTTGGCAGCGGCTTTCCCGATCTTCTCACCGACGCGCTTAGCAGCCTCGACCGGCGCCTCCTGGGAAAAGCAGCCCTGCCCAAGGATGAAGTCACGCACCATGGGGTGGTAGCCGTCCAGAGAGCGGGACTCTTCCGCGTATTCCTTGGCCTGATCGTCGCGCTTGGTCACGGGAATCCTTTCGGTAAGAAAGCCGAGTATCGATTTCTAAAGGAATGGGGGAGGTCGGATTCGAACCGACGACCTCAAGGTTATGAGCCTTGCGAGCTAACCGGACTGCTCCACTCCCCTCCGTCGTGTGTATGGGCGTGAGTTTTTGTCGTTCTCGCTGTGGCTACCACGCGCCCCACAGATCAGCCGGTAGCGAACCGGCAACGCGTCGCTCAGAACGGAATCTCGTCCCTGTCGTACCCGCGATCCTCGCGGGAGGACGCAGCTCCAGCGGGCTCGTCGTCGGCAACCGTCTGACGCTGGCCCTTCTGGCCAAGAAGCTGCAGCTTCTCACCGATGACCTTCAGCTTGGACCGCTTCTGGCCGTCCTTTTCCCAAGTCTCAAGCTTGAGCCGGCCCTCGATCAAGACCTGAGAGCCCTTCGACAGGTACTCCGAAGCGATCTCAGCCGTTCGCCCCCACAACGTGACGTCCACGAACGTCGGCTCGTCAACCCACTCGCCAACCTTGTTCTTGAAGCGGTCGTTCACCGCCAACCCAAGGTCGCAGACCGCCGTTCCGGAGCCAATCATCCGCAACTCGACGTCCCGAGTCAGATTCCCAAGCAACACCACCCGATTGAAACTGGCCATGTTCATGATCTCCTCAAGAACACCACAGAACTCCAGAACGCCAGGGCGGAATCGAACCGCCGTCCCCATGACAGGACTCTTCCACTGAGCTACTGGCGTCATTTCAATCACCGCTGGCTGTAACGCCGGCAGGCCCAGTAGCGGCCATGGCCGTAAGCCACGCCCTCCTCCAGGATAGACCCACCGTTATTGCAGCACGAACGAAGGGCGCTCTCAGGGCTGCCGCCAACCCCAACGCCTTCGTAGGTGGAACCGTGGTCACCGGCGTGGACGAGCCTCCCGCTCGCTGCCATCGCCTCAGCATGGGCCTGAGCCCCACTGCCACGGACCACCGTCCGCTGGCGAACCTCCAGATGCTCGCCACACTGCCCGTCTACGCAGACGGACGAACGACTCACAGCACGACTCCGGCCATACGGACCGGCAAACGATGCCGTGCAAGAACAGGCCAGAACCATGGCCAAAACCAGCGACTTGCGCATGGATGATCCTCCGTGAAAGGAACCGAACCGGCGCATCATAGCGCGAGGGGTGGGAGGCGCAAGGGCAACGCTAAAAGTGAGAAAAAATCCAGGAGGGGGACGTTAGTTAGGGGGCGCGCGCATTGGGGGGGCTCGGGGGGCGGCTAGGCCACGGCGGGCACCTAACCTGGCGCGTAGTAAGGACTTAGGTAACACGCACACGTTCATGTCCGTGTTACGTAACCCCTTGTCGCTTATACACTTAGTCGTATTTCCCCCCTCCTCCCTAGTGCTACTGCCCTTGCCGCCTTAGTCAGCGGCGTGGCCCTGCCAGTCAGCAGCTCTGCCGCCTCCCGCATCGCATGCGTGCGTGCGTCTCCCCTTAGTAGCGCGCTGTGTGTGTCTCCCTGTGGTGTGACACGCCTGATGCGTGAAGCCCTGTATTTCAGGCACTGGAGAACATCTATGTCAGCAGCAGCCACGGCACTTCGCTGTGGACTGACTGACGTTGTGAGGTGTTTCCCATGGACGCTCTTAACCAGGTCAACCAGATCCGCAGCAGCAGCAAGGCTGAGCGCATGTATCTCCCGGTCCAGTACCTGGAGTACTGCTTGGCTATGCAGTGCGGGACTGTGATGCCCTGGCTGGTGGAGGACGGCGGGAAGGCCAGGGTGGTGATGTCCGCGATCTCTTCCATCGAGAGGGAGGACGGATCGGGGCGGTGCTTCAACATCACCCTGCAGAGCGGCGACACGGTGTTCCGCAGGACGAGTGGTCAGGGGCACGATTGATGATAGGCCGAAACCCTCTTCGGAGGGTCGCACCGTGATGCGGTGCCTGATGATGGCCGTTTCTTTCACTCCCAAGGAGGTTTCGATGAAGACCCTGCTGTTCCCCGTCTCTCTTGGTCAGCTCACTTGGTCGCAATCCGCCGCTCTCGCGTGGAGCGTCGCTTGGCGTGGGCTGATCGTGAACCTCGTGTCCGTTCTCATCTCGGCTCTCTTCGGCGGTGGCGTGGGCGTGTTGGCGTCCATCCTCGATATGGAGGAAGCGCTTCTCCCCGTCTCCGTGGCGATGGGCCTCTTCGTCGGGGTGTTCTTCCAGTGGGTCGCGTTGCGCTGGCTGACCAACGCGAAGCTCGGGAAGTTCCGTCTCGTTGTCGTCCATGAGTGAAGGGCGAAACGCGGGCTTCGGCCTGCGTCCAGGTGTAAGGCACCTGCTGATGAGCCCACGTGCGAAAACCCCTTGTTTTCAGGCACTGGAGAACATCTGTAGCAGGACAGCACTTCCCTCCACCACACCGTACTCCCGTCTCGGTAGTCGGCTGACGATCGTTCAGCTGTGCCGTGACGGATTTCCTGTGGAGGTTCTCATGAAGGCTGTCATCTGTGTTGGTCTGCTGGTCGTGGCGTTTGTGTTCGGTGTCCGCTCGGAGCCCGCCATCAAGCAGGGCGTCGATGTCGCCGGCAGGAAGCTCGACTTGGTCCTCACTGTTGAGGATCAGATCCGTGCGGCGAAGGTCGAGGTCCGGCGGCTCGAACTCGCCATGCAGGAGCGGGAGAAGGCAATCGCCTCCCTCGAACCTGAGCTTGCGCAACTCAAGGCGCAGGCCGAAGCTCTTCGGGCAGAGAAGGCCGACGCTGTCGCTGATGCTGACGCAGCGCGTTTCGCTGTCAGCTGCGTCGAGGAGCAGAAAGCTGAGCTTGCTGGCCGGCTGGAGGCTCGCGATGCGGAGCTGCGCGATCTGAAGGAGGTCATGCGTAAGGCCAGCAACGAGCTGACTTGCGCTCCAGAGACTCCCGTCAGTGTCCTTGCCGTCGAGTGAAGGCTCGCGACTCGCCGGGTGCCCTCGACCCGGCCTGTCCTGCGCCTTCGCAGGTTTTTCCACTTTCCAGAAAGGACTAACAGATGCCATGAGCGCTAACCCCAAGAGCGATTGGTTCGCTTACGAAAACAGACTCATCATCTACCAGTACCGTTCGGGGATTCCCGGCAGTGACGGCTGGACTTTTGTCATTTGTCGTGACCCGCTCACCGGAATATGGCGGGCGCTGGTCTCAGAGCCCGGCGACTTCGACCGAGTGTGCCCGAGTGATTGGGGATACGCCCCGTCATACGACGAGGTGCTGTCCACCTACAGTCAGATGAACATCAGTGCGTTCCCGTACCTGCACCAAGCCCCGTTCTTTAGGCCAGATGCAGACGTTAAGTGATCTATCACCATTTCACGCCCACGCGGGCACAGGAGGCAACAGTGTGCGATTGCAGAAGCGTCACCATGACAATCGGCAGGTTCAACTTCGACCTTTCCTGGGAGCCAGACTTCTGGCTTGGAGGGTACCGATGGAGCACAGAATCTCCTCACGAAGCAGACGACAGTCCTGAAGAGAAGCACTACGAGTTTCTTCGGGACGAATCCAAGCTGCTTGATTGGGAGGACGAGTACGCGGCAGACCTTCAGCGTCTCCTGGGTGCTCATCCATTTGTCCCAGATTCGCAGTGACCTATCACCATCTCTAAAAGGACCATCGCCCATGAGCAAAGTCGTGTTGGTAGTCGGCGCGCCCTGGCAAGGGCTCACCATTCACGGGCCGTTCGATAGCGACGAGGAGGCCACGGCCTACCAGAACCACTACCTCTACAAGGAGGACTTCTGGTGGATCATGCCAATCGAGCGCAAGGCGTTCGTGAAGGTGCGGATTACGAGGTATGCGGGAGCGCGGCGTGGCCTCCCCAGCAAAGTGCTGGAAGACCGTACGGAATGGAGGGCGGAATGACGATGCGAGACAACGCCGAGACTGCCCGGCTCTGTGCAGAACGAGGCGATCAGGTTCTCCGACTCACTGAGTCACTGGAAAGGCTTCTGCACCACTGCCAGGCGCTTTCTACAGAGCCCGGCGAGACTGCCCGAAAGGACTTCGAGGAGGCGGCGCAGCTGATCCTCGAAAGCGGACGGTTGATCAATATCGCAGGCGGCTACCCACCGCTGAGCTTCAGTGAGCTCGCCTGTACGTATCGAGTCATGCGTGTCGTGACTCAGTTGGTGGTCAGCGGAAAGCCAATATCTGACCACAGTCGGGTCTGGCTTATCGAAGACATCGACAAGGTTTGGGACTCGTTTATCAGGATCGGATTCCTAAAGGAGAGCAAAGGTGAGCCCACGAGCGACGGCAGCAAGCGACACGGACAAACTGCGGGTGCTGGCAGCGATGCCAAGCCTGTCGGACATGGCCAGGCACCTGAGGCTGGCTGCGCTTGACATCGATGACCTCAGGAGGCAGCGACTGGAGTTCAGGGCGCTCCTGTCGCGTCTGATCATGCTCTACGAGTCGGTGGATGCGCCGTTCTCGGCGCATCAAGACGCAGAGGACCTGATGCAGATCCTCGTGGAGGACTCCCGCGACATGCTCGACGGAGACCTTGTCTAAAACCCCTATTTTTCAGGGGCTGGAGAACACTAGTAGCACCTCAGAAGGGAGGCGGAATGCGGAGATACCAGATGATCTATGGCCCCTGTGACGGGGCCTTCTTCGATGTCCCAAAAGGCAACCACACGGTGTGCGTTGCCGTAGGTCCCACGGTTCATGTGTATCAGCTTTGCAGGTCGCGTGACAAGAAACGGCCAATGAAGGCCCTGGTCCACGCGGGCTACATGAGAAAGGAAAAGCGATGATTGTTTACAGGGTCAAACTCCTCTCGGGCATTGTTAACTGCGCCAAGTTTCGTGCCCGGAACCCGCACGAGATCACAGGGTCGTGCTTCTACGTCGGGTCTACGGCCTTGCCAGTGCTGGACCGGCTGTACCGCCATTTCATTGGTGGGCTGGGCGGAAACCACATCATCGCGATGTGGTCCGGCTGTGAGGATCACCACGAAGCGGCGGTCAACTGCTTCGTTGTGCAGGAAACCGCAAGTCGGGAAATGGCAGAGGCGATGGAGAGGCGTTACTCCGATGGTCTTCGTCGCAACGGACACGGCGTTTGGACCAACGTGAAGGAGCGTCGATGACACACTTCCACAGGCTCGGGATGATACCTTCCTTCGCTAGCTGCGCGAACGTGAGGAGCCAGAACCCTCAGGGCAGCGCGATTGATCGACAATGCTGGGACGAGTGCCGCGCCTGGCTCTTGTGGGTAGCTGTCAATGAGGGCGATTTTGAGCTGGCCATCCAGGCGGCCTTGAGGTCTACCGGCCACAGCGAAAGCTTTGTCTGGTCGGACGAGACGACTGGGCGGATTTGGGACAGGTTTGAAGCGTCGTCTGACACGCAGGCAATGATCGATTGCAAGCGTGAGGCGCTCCATTTGCAACGTTACGGACACTGCGCGTTCGTGATTCCAAGGGTCATTAGGATTCGGGCGGCGCAGGTAGCACAGAGGCCAACGGAGTTGGCCCCACCGTCGTTGGCGTCCTCAGCGCTCTACCACCACTGGCTTGAGGACTACAACAGGACACTGGCGCTGGAGATGTCTGAGGGCAATCGTGCCGTGATCAGGGCGGCTATTCGGAGTTCGCAATGACAGCATGGCAAAGAGTGTGGGCGATGCGCCCTCACACAGCTTCGGCAAGGAGGTGGAAGCGCTTTGTTCGCAGAGCGCACCACAAACGCAACAGGCGCGCGCCTTGTTGCGAGGTTCTGAGGCACTTGGACGAGCGCAAGCTCGGGTGAGTGCTTGTTTTCAGGCACTGGAGAACATCCATGAAGTCAGACTTCGACTTCGGTCGCATGGCCGAACAGTTATCCATGATGTTTACCGTGGCGCTCTGGCTTGGCCAGACTGCCGTGGAAAGCCCGCAGGTCGCGACGCTCGCATGCGTCCTGTTTCTGGCTCTGAGTAAGGCGGTCTCCCTCATTAAGGGCTGATTGGTTCGATTCGTTTCCCTACATCACCCGGCCCGCATGGCTTGACCATGTGGGCTTTTTTCATTTCAGGAGGTTCGCATGTCCAGCAGAAGTGACGTCATTGGTGCGCAGGTTGAGGTGACTGACGTAATCCTCGGGGCAAGGGTGGTTGCCCGCGTGTTTGAGGGGCGTCCCGGAGCGTTCTTTTACGTGAACCAGCTCACCGACGAGATGCCGGTCGGCCCGTTCGATGACCGCGAGGAAGCGGAGATCGCGGCCGATATCGCCATCGACCAGGATCTGCGGATGGATCGATGGGTAATGATGCTCGACACCTGATGATCTCACTCCGCCGGCGGCGGAGCCTGCTCGTGGCTCGCTCCGCCGCCGGCACAGACGAAGGAAGAAGTAATGCCAATGCCAGATATTCAACAACACTCCGCGCTCCTTTGGGGACGCAATGAGCCGACTCGCAGAGGGCTCGTGAGGATCGCGTGTGAGGAGCTAGGGCTCACCAGGAGCCACCTCTACCGGGAGCCCCACAAGGGCTGGGCCTTGCGGGAGGCCATGAAGGACGTTGCAAGGACCTTTCGGCAGCGGAAGGCGCCCTTCACGGGCGTCATCGAAGTCCGTCCGCTCGAAGGGTCGCTCAGTTACGAAGCGGTTCAGGTCCACCGCAGGGCGGTCCAGAACTCTGAGGAGTTTCTCTTCAGCGTGCAGCTGGTGTCTGATCAGGTGCTCACGTTGCGGGTTGCAAGGGGCTTTCCGCTTGAAGGAGCGGAGGTCTCCAGGCTAGTTACCGAGAGCATTGCCTCTCACCTGCACTGGCTCAACCCGAGCCAGGTCCGCAACCTCATCGATCGCGTCGTCTCCTTTGTGGGCGGCGTGGATCTCGGAGGAGTCAACACGTTCTACCTGCCTCCCGATGCGGTTCCCAAGGTGGAGACGTTCCGGGATCGATCCGGGCTGCGCGGCTACGGCATCACCAAGTTTCAGGTGAGCACGGACCCGGAGACGATCGCTTCTGTCACGAAGTCTCTTGGTGCGGAAGTGCTATCAAGCCTTTCTGACATCAAGTCCAAGGTCGAGTCGGGAGATCTGACGCGCAAGTCAGCGCAGGCGCTCGCGCTGGCGGCGCAGGATCTCGGTCGCAAAGTCCAGATGTATGAGTCGGCGCTCGGCAATAGCCTGCCCGACATGAGACACGCAATTCACGAGGCAGCAAACAGTGCGGCGCTCGCCGCTCTTATGTCTGCCGCAGTCTAGGAGAGCTCGATGCCCACACCAAGCCCCCGACAGGGATGCCTAACACAAGGACTAAACATGCCAGTAGAAGGAATGACTTGCCTGCCGCCACTCGTGTTCCGCGAGGACGACGACGGGGACAGAAGGTCTGACGCGTGCGCCCAATGCGGTAACGTCACTTGGCCGCAGCGTGGATATGGAACCGGCAGCTCGGGCGGCCGATGCCAGTGCTCTGCCTACCGCTGGACGCTCACGGACCAGCACACGCATCAGCGGTACATCGATACGGTCGAGGAGTACGAGTCTAACTACGACGATGAAGAATCATCCCCGTCGGAGGTGATCGAGAGGGACGCGGCACGCTATGTGTGCCCATGCCCAAGCTGCAGCACGGCGCGAGCCCAAGTGGGTTCTCTCACGCCCGAAGGCAGGCGGCACCTCCAGTACCGCGACAGCGTGAGAAGCTCGATCCGAGATAGCCTGCATGCCCGTGGTCATCGAGGCAATCCGTGCGGAGCTCTCGATTGGAATGGATCCAATCGCGGCCTCTCTCGGCGGCCACGGATGGGCTACGAATTTGAATGTGACGCCCGCAGCGAAGACAACGTGTGCGAGATCATGTCTCGCCTGGATGCCGCCTGGGATCGTACCGGGATGAGACATGCCAAGGGGTACCTGATCCAGAAGACCGACGGATCGGTTACCGGGAATTACCCAGTGGAGTTCGCAACCGTGCCCTGTACGGTCGAGGAGCACCGCCGGGTTCTCGACTCCGCCTTTCCTGCAGGGCGGTTCGGAGCGGGACGCGTCAGGGCGTGGAGCAACGGATCAGCTGGCATGCACGTGCATATCAGCCGTCAGTTCGTCAGTCCGCTGGACTGCGGCAAGCTGGGCGTTTTCTTTCACCATCCGGTCAACGACAAGTTCCTCTCGGACCTGTCAGGCCGGATGCCCAACACGTTCTGCAAGAGGCTGCCCTCTGCTGTGCGGGAGGCTGACACTGGGAGAGGCGACAGGTACGTCGCCTTCAACAGGGAGCCCAAGCGGACGGTGGAGGTTAGGGCATTTAGGCCGAGCCCAAAGATCACCTCCATCTCCAAGAACCTGGAGCTAGTTGAGGCGGTGATCGAATGGGTTCAAGGTGTGCCTATCTGCGAGACCACGGCCGACGACGCAAGTCGGTCGGACTGGAAGGTGTTTATGCAGTGGATTTCCCAGCCGCACGGGCGCAAGAAGTACTACCACCTGCACAACTGGTGGCTTGCTAGGGCTGGTGAGTTTGGTGACTACTACCGCGCCCTCTGCCCTCGCAACGTGCGAGAGGTTGGCAGGAATAGGCGGCGGGGATTCGACGAGTTCCACAACAACAGCAGCGAGGACTGACACATGTGCATTGCCATCTATAAGCCAGCCGGCGTCACAATTCCGTGGGAGAGCTTCAAGACCTCCGAGGCGAACAATGACGACGGGTGGGGTTTTGCTGCCAGGACGGCCGACAACAGGCTCGTTGTCCGTCGTGGCGTGGATCACTTCCACGGATTCCAGGCGGCCTTCGAGCCGTTCGCGGAACATCAGTGCATCATCCACTTCCGGATGCGCACCCACGGGGAGGTGAAGAAGAACAACTGCCACCCCTTCATGGTTTCGAATGGACTGGCGGTCATCCACAACGGCGTCGTGCAGATTGCTTGCAATGTCAACAAGGCCAAGAGCGACACGTGGCACTTCAACGAGCTCGTGCTCAGGGAGTTCTACGCAAACAACAAGAGCTTCTGGCGCAAACCGTCGTATCGGTTTTGCATCGAGCAGATGAGCGGCGGTTCTAAGTTCGTTTTCCTCAGGGCGGATGGTGCGCACTCCATCTACAATCAGGACGCCGGACATTGGAAAAACGGAGCGTGGTTCAGCAATTACTCGTACGCCACTGCCTCGTACGGCAGGAGCGTCGGGTACTACTCCTCGGCGTGGAGCAAGGGGCGCTACGACGACGACCGATACGAGCGATGGTGGGACGAACGCAAGCCGTTTCAGAAGCCGCTGGCTCTGATCGGAGGGCCGGAGCCCACACTGGACATCGAGATTTCTGCCACGGACTCGGAGATCTCCGACGAGGCGGCGCTCTTGGAGTACGAGCGGCAGATCGAAGAGGCCCACCTCGCGTCCCGTGGGCAGGCCGAGCCGACTGCCGAGGAGGATGCTGGCGAGGACACTGAGCTGGAGGTTCAAGAGCTCACGCCAGCGCAGGAGCAGGAGGCGGCCGCAAACATTGCGGCGCGTCTCTTTGACGAAGGGATGTCAGCCGAAGCACTCGGTGAAATAGACGAGCTGTTCGGCGTGGATGGGCTTGAGGCACTTGCAGATCTTCTTCCAGGAGAGGTTGGGTGAATAACGACGCGCTCTTTATAGCGTGTCAAGTAGTCCCGTCGCTGGCGTGGGGAGGCACTGGGGTCGGCAAGACCACAGTCCTCCTCGCGCTGGCACGGGCGCTTGGACGCCGAGGGCACCTGCTCATAGGTGCGACGCATCTGCCGGAGGACTTCTCCGGATACCCAGACGCGGACAGGACAGCGGGAGTAACCCGCATGCTTCCACCATCATGGGTGGAGGAGATGATGGACGGACTTGGGTTCCTGATCCTGGACGAGTTGACCTGCGTCTCGGACGTCATGCTTGCTGCAGAGCTTGCTGTGATTACCGAGCGCAGGGTTGGGGAAAGGGTGCTGCCTGCATCCACGATCATCGTGGGTGCAGCCAACCCTCCTCACCTCGCTCCCGGAGGACGGTCCCTTCCGCCCTCGATGCGCTCTCGCTTCTACCACCACCAGTGGGTAGTGGACCGCGAGGAACTCTTCAAGGGATTCAGGAACGGCCTTGAGTGGGGGGCCCCAAAGTTCCCGAAGGTCGAGGCTTCACACAAGGAGATGTACCCAAAGTACGGGTCCCTTGTGGAGTCCTTCCTTCGCGGTAACGGCGACTGCATGGAGCGCGTTCCGGACTCGGACGAGCAACTCTCGTTTCCGAATCCTAGGACCTGGTCCTATGTGGTGAAGACCCTCTCTGCTGCCGAGTCTGTCGGCCACACCCGCAAGTCTCCGGTCTTCCGGCAGCTTGTCAGGGGGTGCGTCGGAGATGCGGCGGGGTCAGAGTTTGTGGCTTACCTGGACCGCATTGACCTGATAGACCCAGAGTCGGTGCTGTCTGGGCAGGTTCGGTACGAGTACAGCAACAGGCCAGACGTCAACCTGTGCCTGCTGACCGGACTCGTGCGCGAGCTGCGGACAAAGACCGACGGCCAGCGTTGGGTCAACGCTCTTGGGGCTTTCCTGGAAGTCGGAGAGAGGGACATCGAGCTGTTCCTCACTCAGTGGAAGTCGCTATGGGCTCCGGTGTCAGCCGGAGGCGTCCGGCCTGACGGGCTGCTTCCCCCGTCAGACGTCATGAAGCGAATCGTGAACCTGACCGGGAGTCAGAAATGACCCCCAGGCAGAAGCTCGCGAAGGGGCGGGAGGGAACGCTCGATCACATGCCGTACCTCGCACGGTATGTGTACTCTCTCCGCCCCGTGGAGACGGAAGGAACAGGAACCCTAGGCGTCTCGCAAGACGGCGTCCTTTTCTGGGACCCTGTGTTCGTGGTCGAAACCCCCTTAGAGGGCCTGTCGTACACGATCCTTCACGAAGCGCTGCACCTGCTATTGCGCCACCACGCAAGGGCGGTAGAGTGTTACGGGGAGTATCCAAGCCCGTTAGAGCAGATGTGCATGAACATCGCCGCCGATCTGGTGATAGACCAGACGATGGACTGCATGCGCGACCTCGCTCCTAAGGGTGGGGTCAGGCTTGGCCGCTTCTGCCAGCAGCTGCGCATGAAGCTCGACTTCCCTCCGAACCTGGAGATGACTGAGTACTACCGGCTCATCATGGGCCGGCTTCCGAAGAGCCCGCAAGGCACTCAGGAAAAAGACCCGGCATCCCCTGGCGTAGAAGATGGAGACGAGTCAATGCCTGCGGGCCGGCAGCAGGACACGCCCTCGGCAATCCAGAAGCAGGATCGCGAGGGCAAGAGCGGAAGCCGCGAAGACGCTGGTCGCAAGGCTGCTCAGTCGGACGTCATGTCCGGCGGCTCGGCAAGCGACGGAGTTCAGCGCCCGTGGGAATCTCGCGACGAGACCTGGGAAGCTTTTCAGGAAGTGATCGCTGCGCAGCAAGCTGAGCAAGCGACCAGAGAGGCTCAGCTTCTCAATCCTGGATGGGTTCCTGGGAATCTGATCGAGTCCATCAGCCAGTTCCTGAGGCCACAGCCGAGTCCTTTCGACCACCTGAGATCGGTAGTCGCAAGCTCTGTGTCCTCTCCAATCGGCGGGCGAATGCCAACGTACCGGAGGCTTTCGCGCAAGCAGCCTCCGGACATGAGCAGACTGCGCGGGTACATCACCACCCAGTCTGATGCGGTCGTAATCGTCGACACCTCTGGAAGCATGTCCGACCGAGAGACCAAAGAGCGCGCGCTCCAGGTCATCTCAGACGGACTGCGCAAGCTACGCAGTGTCATGGTCATCTGCGCTGATACGCGAATCCGCACCAGCGAGAGACTGTCTTCTGTGAGCAACTTCCGGTGGGCTGGAGGCGGCGGTACGGATATGTCATCCGTCATCTGTCGCGTCGACAAGGAGCGCAGGCCAGATAGCATTGTTGTCGTGACCGACGCAGCAACGCCGTGGCCTGCCAGTCAGCCGAGGGCGAGGGTCGTGGTGGCCCTGACCCAGGAGACCCGCTACGCGCAGCGGATCCCGGCTTGGTGCAAGGTGGTTCCGCTCTTCAAGGAGAAGCAATGAGGAGGATCAGATCAGCGCCGCCAGACGTCGCACGGCGCATCCATCAGTGGGTCGAGTGCGCTGACGCTGGACTCACCGTGGAGGAAACTGCCCAGCACATGGGCATGTCCGTGACGCAACTGTACGGATGGAGGAACAACCTCGCCGCTGGGCGAGGCATCCAACTCCCGGTTCTTCAGGGCTCACGGAGCTTGCGCAGGACCCGGAGGCGCAGGAAGGCGAGTCCAGTTGCGTCGGCCGCGCAACGGCTGGTTGGAAACTGCGGCATGAGCCAGCGCCAGCTGGCCAGGTCGCTCGGCGTGTCGCCTGGTGCGGTCAGCAATTGGGCCACAGGCAGAACGCTCCCGTCGATCCAGAACCTCGCGGTCCTGGAGAGCATTTCCAAGGTGTTCGGCCGGCGGCCGATTTCTAGTTCATTCTGACACCCGCCCCCCAGAGCAGTGGCGTATTGCCGCTGCTCTGGGGGGCATTTTTTTTGGAGGTACTGTGGCAAATATCTTCGGGTACGGCCGCCATTCGACAGCGCACCAGTCGCTGACGGAGGATGCGCAGCGGCACAAAGTCGAGGGGTACATCCGGCATGCGCTTGCGGAACACACGTACTGCGAGTGGATCTACGACTCGGCGGTCAGCGGATCCAGGCCGATGTTCGAGCGGGATCAGGGACGTCGGCTCTGGGCTCTGGCTCAGCCCGGAGACCACATCGTGTGGGCCAAGCTCGACCGTGCGTTCCGCTCCGTCGTAGACGGTGCCTCCACGCTGGCGATGCTTGCGCACAAGGGCGTGTTCGTTCACTCGCTCGACCTGGGCTTGGACACATCCACACCCATAGGCCGGTGCGTCTGCTCAGTGATGCTTGCGTTTGCGGAACTAGAGCGCGAGTACGCTAGCGAACGAACGGCCGCTGCGCTTCGGCACAAGAAGAATGCCGGCAAGCCCCACAACCGGACAGCGCCGATGGGCTGGAAGAAGGTTGGGGCGAAGAAGCTCTCGTACTACGCGCAAGACTTGCACGAACGGGCGGCGGCTGAGTACATCGGCAAGCTGAGAGAGCTCGGGCTCAGCTACGACTCGATTGTGGCGAGGCTCAAGACAGAAGGCGCAAGGAGAACGAGCGGCCACCTGTGGAACCGGAACTCCGTCAGGCTTGCGAGTCTGGCGGCTCAGGCTGGATTCCCAAAAGGTCTCCGAGCACGCGCTCCGCAATCCTCAGCCGGCGCCTCACCGTCTTAGGGTTCAGGTCCGACTGGTCAGCAATCTCACTGATTGATAGGTTCGAAAAATATCTGCTCGCAACAAGCCGACGCATCTCTCCAGGCAGGACGCGAAGCGCGAAGTGAAGGGCCTTGTGCTCTTCGCTGACGTTCGCGTCCTCCTTCTCCGCGAGCTCACACGGCACCCGCAACGGGCTGTCGTATCTTAAACGCTGGCTACGAGCCAGCTCTTTCAGCAAGGCGTTCCTCACGGCCGTCGAAAAGTACGTGCCGGGTTTGCTCTTGGTTGAGTCGTACGTTTGTGCGGCCCGACAGATGGCAACGTAGGCAACCGACCTTGCATCTATTCGCGTCAGCTTTTTCCTGATCCCTGGAAACGATCTTCCCATGGCGTTGATGACAATCGGAACGATGTCCATCACGCTTTCTGCTAGAGTCCGCTCGTGGTCTGTCATTGGGCGCACTGATCACATCCCCCACGGAATCGGCTCTTGCGTCTGCATCATCGCCACGGCCTCATCCCACGGGACTACCTGCACGTTCGCCCCGAGGACCGAATGGTCGGCGTGGCTCCACATCGCTGCCAAAAGTCCGCCTGCCGCAACCTCCGTCAGCACATCGGCACCGAGCATTAGCCGCCCGTCAACGAGCGGCGACGGAACCGGGACGCAGTTTGTCGATCCATAGGCGGCGTGGAGTTCGCCGAGCCTCGCGGCCAAGGCGGGAGCGAACACGAGCGCCAATGCACGGGCCTCGTCCACGTTGATCGGCAGCGACAGGTCGCGGAGGAGCATAATCAAGCCCTCCCGAGTGCCGCGCGTAAAGACGCCAACGCAGACGCCACAACAGCGTGTTGTGCTGCCGTCATTGTTTGACCAATGTAATAGCCGCTCAAGCGTGCCGAAGAGTAGTTTCCTGGGGCAACAGACGTACCGTTTTGGTTTCGGCAAAACACAAGAATCGGCCCAGCTTGATTTCCGCTAGCTACTCCAGGTGTTCCTGTGGCGGTTGCAACAACTGCGCCGTCTGCAAATTGCTGGTAGTCGTTGCTGCCGACGTGTCCAGCCTGAATCACTCCTGAAGACAATAGACCGGAAGCCAAATAAGGCGCTGCAGCACCTGAGGCTCCGGTAACGTCTACATTTCGACGCAGTGCGCCATAATTCCAGGCTGCGCCAAAAACAGCGCCTTGGAAGCCAGTCCCGTTATTCAAGCTGCCAATCAACTGCGGGCCGCTGTTTGATCCTGTCGTGGTTTCAATCTCGCGCCCCCAGACGCCAAAACAAATCGTTGCCACAGGTGCAGCAGCGAATGTGACTCCGGTACTTAGATATTTGTTTGACTGATTCCCCTTGAGGCCACCAGTTGATCCTGTTTCCGTGAAGTCGGCAGAAACAAAGTTGGCGTTTGTGTCCGTGGCGTTTCCAACAACTGATCCGCCGAATGACGTTGATCGATAAAGCGGGACCAGAGCGCCGAGGAAACCTCCAGAAAATGGATTGAGCCGATAGAACCTATCCCGCAAACCTTCGCGGTTCATGCCCGCACAAAAGTCGCTCACGGCCCGCAGCACCGTTGTCGAGATCGTGCCGCCGTTGGCCGTTGCGCGAGTGGCCCAGTCGATCGCCTCGTGGTGGATCGTCGGCCCTGCGGCCCTGATGGACAGCATCAGACCACCCGCCACGTTGATGAAGTCGAGTCGTAGACCAGCACGACAGCCCCGCCGGACGCAGCCAAGACGCAATCACCAGCCCACGGGACAGTGAATCGATTGGCGGACGAGCTGCTGGCGCTCTGGTGTTTTATGGTCAACGCAAAACTGCCGACGTTGATCAACAGAATCGCCAGGCCGCTTGTCCCTGCGGCGATGCCGGTGATGTTGCGGGCGGCTGTTCCAGCCACGCGAAAAACGTCTCCCGTGCCGATGGCCCAGTCATTCGTGTCGGCGGCAAGGCTAGTCGGTGTGACAACGACCGACGAAACAGCATCGGTTCCGCCGGTCTGGTGCGTCGATGCGTGGGAGCCGAGCCGAGCGGCGGCAAGCGTGCCGGTAAGGTCGGCCGCACTTCCGCTGGTCGCAACGGCAGCGAGCCCGCTTACCGCAGCAGCGGCAATCGTCGCGGCGGTCGTCAGCACTCCGCTCGTCGTGGTGACAACAATCTGGCCGCTGGTCGATCCGATCGC